CAAAGAGGGGGACCAGCCCTCTTTGAATGCTCGAATCAGAACAAGTCTGACTCAGACCGAGCATAGACGTGGTATACCTACCACTAGGCCAGGAAGGAATTCCAAGAGAATGCGGAAAGGTCATGCCATGTGCAAAATTGGTGATGAAGTACCAATATCATTGCCACTAAGACATTTCTTGACCAGTCCAGAGTCATCGTAATTATCTGGATTTATATACTGATTCTCAAGGTTTCCAACCCGGGACATTCGTCTGCAATGCCGTCCGGATTAATTTTGATTTGAAGAAAATAGATTTAAATTGAGATTAATTTGTATAGCAAGCGAGTTTAATTCTTCGAAACTCAAATGAAGCATGAGGAATGTTACACTTTCAACATTAATTGGACTGTTTATTGAAGATTTTGTCGAGAGCGATTTTTACATCTCTCCAATCCTCTTCATCCCCATCCAATTGTTTGAGATAATCCTGGAAGGATTCCTGAGAATTCAAGTCCGGAGTCAAAACCTTCTCCCTTGGTGAGAGAAGACTATTACTCGCTGGAGAACTTGATTCGGAAAAATCCTTCCCGTTATCCCTGTTACCCGGGGAGAATGGCGTGATACCCCCTTTTCCTAGTAAAAGTCTTCTCTTCTTGTCAAGTATCTGTTCCGAAACTTGATCGAAAGAGTCTTCGACTTCCCTCTTACCATTCTTATCCCGCTGATCTGAAACATTGGAAGATGTCAGACTCAAATAACCTGGAGCTGGGAGCACCGGAACCGATGCACGATAAAACTCTATGTAGAGATTATCCTGTTCCAAGTCATCTGAGTGAGCATTCATCTGTCCAAATGTCGAGAACCTCATTATTGTTCCTGCCCTAACACCCTTTAACAAGATTGTGCAAATAGTTGCCTGCCTTCCTGAAAAAGGTGCCAACACCTGACCTTCATAGGCCCCAAAGTGTGTGTTGAAAAGGGGAGCGGTCATGACTCCCTCCGGGAGAATCCATGTCCACTGAGGATAAGTACCTTGACCACCATAAGTCCAGTCCGAATTCTCTTTCGAGACTGTGGCTATGACCAAGATGCCGGTAAAATCCTCCTGAAACAACAATTCGTTCTGATCAGCCGTGGGGTTGTACACAATATCCAGTTTTCCAGTGACTTGATTGAGTTCACGGAACCAATTAGTGTACATTTTGGTCTGCTCATTGTACTGTGCCTTCCCAAAATAGAGCCATTTGTAGTTCTCCTCTCCCGATGGGAGATTCTTAGGTTGGAAGAATTCAATTTCATATTCTATCCAAATTTCCCCTACAGTCTCGTTATTTTGAGCGTTGACAAACCCATCTATCCCTATCACGAAATGAACGGGATCATAGAGGTTCAAGTTACCACGAGTGAGTATATCAGCAGTTCTGATAAAATACTCCTTATAGCTACTCATGTCCTCTTTTGTCACTGTGAGTGATGTATCGCCCCAAATTGGAGTCCTTGTTGCCTTTGAAAGCTCCAAGAAATCCGGTTTATTAATTGGAGTTGAATCCAAAACATTAAACATTGGCGCAATGCAAATCATCCCATTAGTGAAGGTGGAAGATGTCGTTTTGTAGTGCAATTTTAACCTGTTGAAACGATATTTCTGAAACGACGGAGCGATCTGTGAAGTCCATGGGAAAGAATCCACAAGACCCGGATTGACAGGAATCCTAAAAACTTCAAAAGTGTTGTTAATAGGCCTGCTGACGTCCTTGACGTACTCCGTTTTAGTGAATTTGAAAGTGGTAGAACGATTTATCTCCACTCCTGGCTTCATTGTATTCGAGAAATTCACTCTGCTTGATGCTACAATATTTCTCAATTTTCCAATTTTCTTCGAAGTCATTTTTTGTTGAGGTCCTGAAGAAGTTTTCTTAACTTTCTTCATCAAAACAACAGTAAGACCTCTACCACTGCAAATTGATGATGTTGTCATCCTTGCCATTAAGGTAGAAATTCATGGAGAATTCTTCCTTAGGCAACTCATGGACGATTCCAAATCCAGGGAGATAGTTATAGTACTTCTCCCCTTCATCTTCATCAATTTGTGGACCATTCTCTCCCCTAGGGTGGAGGAATGGAGCACGTGGGACACAAAAAGGTTTTTGAAGAATGGAATCTTCTTCTCTGTATGTGTCAAAGTACTTGACAAGCTTCTTGGGTTCACATGGAAGTCGGTTAGGAAAATTTCTTTCCTTTAAACTTCTTCTATTTGAGAGATTCGAAAATAACTTGTAAAAGTCATTTCGGATCTTCATGTATCCACATTTGCCCTTGAAGCGTACTCTACTCATTTCAGAGATTCTATCCTCACGAGAGATGTGCCTAAATCTAGGATTATGCTCGTAGGTAGAGAGAAGGTGCTCGTTGCCATTTTTGTCCAGGGAAATTCCCTTTCCCTTTGGCATCCTTCTCAGAAGATTGACCTTCTTCTCTCCCTTTGTAAAAGGGAGCCATTCGTAATCCAAAATCACAGGTCTCAGACTGTACCTGTTCAACCAAGCAATTGAACGTTGCTTGTGAGTGACGACCTTAGGAGTTGCCTTAACTCCAACGCCACCCAAAGATTTTGGAAGACAGAGGTTTACCAATCCATCTCTAGTGACCTCTCGGATTCGAGGCAAGTTATTAAAAATTACACGATTAAGCAGATTTTCATCTGTATGAATGGCATAATTAATAGCTTGATCTATGGGTCTATCACTAGGGATACTCATGATGGCATGTATTGGTATTGCATTGATTCTTTTTACAGAACCTTTGCAAAGGCGAAAGTTGGTCGAATTGATTTGCGCCAAGGTCTTGGAAACGTAAGTTTTACCTATACTTTCCTTCAGATCGAGAGAGGAGATGTTCTCCCTCCACTTAGCAACAATTCGTTCAGGACAATACGCAAGAAAATCATCCCCATTTATGAGACAAGGAGCAAATTCTTGGAGCTTTTGAATTCGCTGTTTTCCTGTCAATGGACATGAACTTTGCGCAACCACTTGCCTAACCCCATTAACTTGATTCCAAGCAGATAAGTTAATGGCACACAACACTGGGAAGCTTTTAATATCTCCCATCATTTGACCCATATTCTGAGTGAACGAGTCCTTTGTTGTGTTGTCTGTCACAATTCTTCCTTTCCAAAGTTTTGATCTCAACTTTGAAACTTTTTCCTTTTTATAGGAAGAATTGTTAAACGAATGGAAAAACCATTCATTGACTCTCCTCCAGTTCTTTTCCGTACTATCCAATCTGATATCCTCTGAACAAAGAATTTTGAAGATCTTTGCCATGGCCTCCCAGACACCCAAAAGAAACGAGCGACCAGTTGAATATTTAAATTCCA